CAGCTCGCCGGCGTGGTTGAGCAGGCCCAGCTCACGCATGCGGGCGCGCAGCTTGCGCGGGCCAATGCCGAGCACGGCGGCGGCCTGGTCGAGGGTGCGGTTCATGGTGGCGGGCCTCAGGCTGTGGGGCCGTTGGCCGACAGAGCGCAGCGAGCTTCTGAGATCGCGAGGTCCATCCAGGCGTCCCGGCTCAACTCCGGAAACAGGCGTTTCTGGCGCTCCCATTCCGCGCAGATCTTGCGTAACGCAGGCTCTAGGTTGTTCCGATCCGGCTGCTGCTCGACCGGGCCGTTCAGTTCAAGCGCCGCGGCGTTGAACGCCGATGTGGCTGCAGCAAGGTCGCTCGGGTCAGTGCGCTGCGGAATGGCCTCTGCAGTATCCAGCGTGCCGTTGGCCACGGCCTCGATCCAGTCTGCGAGGTGTTGAGCGTTGGCGCTGTCGTCGCGCTGCAGGGTCATGCTGTGGCGCTGTTCGCGCAGATGCAGCACTGCCAGTAGCTGGTTGCCGCTTTCGCTGGTGAAGGGCTCGATACTCAGCTCGGCGCGCAGCTCGCGGGCGGGCTGGGTGAGCAGCAAGGTTTCGGTGCCGGCCTGGCTGGCGAGCATGCCTAGGACTGCTTCGCTGCCTCTGGTGAGGGAGAAGGTGCTCATGCGCAGTCGCCTCCAAACGGGCCGAAGCTCTCGAAGGTGGGGCGGTTGTGGCGCTTGAGCTGTGCGGCGCGCAGGGTGACGTGAGCGGTCAGGCCGGTTTCACGTTCGATGCGGCGCACGGTGAAGGGGTTGGATGCCGCTGCCGGGTGCAGAAAGACCGGGCAGCGGGTGCTGCTGTGGCGTGCTGTGTCCATTGTCGCGATCCCGTGGTGAGTGGGTACGCGATGAAATATGTACTAAAGGTTCAATATAGTCAAGGCTGAGCACGGATATTAATGAACCATAGGTTCATATCGCGGTATCTACGAGCGCCATGTTACGTAGCAGCTACCGTCGCTGCGCCTGGTTATGTCGACGCCATCTGCCTGCTGGATCTCATCCAGTAGCCGTTCCCAGTCTTCAGGCCGGTCACCCGGTTCGGGTGCCAGGTTCGCCTGCCGCTCGCGCTGGGCGCGTGGCGTGGTGATGGCCTGGTTAACGCGGCGCACAAGGCGGTGGTAGGTGGAGAGGTGAGAGGGATGGGATAGCGCAGCGTGCCCTTGCATGTGAAACCTCCGTTTACGGTGCAAATGCACAGTAAACATGTGGGTTAATTCGGGCAACCGTTGCGCGGGGTGGCCTGAGGTCACATGTAAAGAAATGGCTCAGACATATGTAGGAGAGGGGGATTGCTGACGGGAAGCCCCGCATGGGCGGGGCTTAAGTGGACGCAGTGTCACCAGCTGCAAGCTTTGCGAATATCAGAGAAAGCGGCGGCCGCCCCGGTGGTGTCAAAGAGCGCCGTTACTGGGCTTTCATTGTATGGAGTAACGCTGGCGGCGAAACTGTCGCTATCAGCCATTCGCTTCAGTAACGCGACTGGAGACCCTGGGAAGAACGCAGCCTTTTTATCTGTCGACAAACTCCAGTTTGACGTGGCCGCTTTATCTTGACCTACCCGGTAGGTCGTATAGGCATCGCTTCCGAGATAGTCATTCCAGTTGATGTACAGTTCCGTCCTGGCGCCGCTGCACCTAACTGTCAGGGTTGGCACGTCACGGAACCGCGACCTTCCGCTCGCGGCGATTAACATAGCCGTATGGATTTCATCGTCCGTAAGCGGGTCTGTACGGGTCGAGACCATCCAAGTTCCTACGTCGGGAGCGGGAGCAGTGGTCGCGACGCGTTCGGATGCAATCCCATGCCGGGTCGAAAGATCGTCATAGCAGCGATGCCTTGCGCTGTTTTCAGAGATCTCAGCGCATAACGCTAGCTCTGCCTTATCTATACCGCCATTTCCGCCCGCCTGCTCGGTTGACGGCTCGCTTTGCGTCGCAGGAGACTCAGACAGGACTGGCGCCGATAGGCCGTATTTCGCCGTAAGAAAACGCTGCTGCAGCATCGCAACTGTTTGGCCCTCCGTTGCGGCGCGTGCAGCTTTCATAGCCCCAACCAGCCCGCCGTGGTTTTGCGCATCTTTCTCGCTAACTGCAAGATCGATCTTCGCCTCCATCAGCTCTGCCTCTAGCTTGGTTGCCAGATCAGGGTCTGCCTTTACTAACTCCGTGACCTGCTTGACGGGCGACCCGGATTCAACAGAATGAATGCGCTGCTGAATTAGCGCCTGGTTTGTCTTGAGGACTTCCAGTCGAGCACCAATCAGCGCCTTTACAAGCCCGCCAGCCAAAAGCTCATCCTTTGTCCGGGCCTGTTTAATGTCCTCGTCTACGGTAGCGAGCTGCGCCTTGAGATCGGCGACCAACTGCTTCTCCTCTGCCGTGAGTTCGGTTTTAAAACAGCCAACCATTAGTAGCGTGACGAGCGCCACTCCTGCAATCCGTATGCTATCCATGCGACGACTCCTTTTGATGTTGGAAGGCCATTATATCGAAACGGTAGTCGTAGGAGCTCTAGCTGTGTCAGCGCTGAGGACAAAATGGAGCAGATGGCAAGAAAATCTGAGCTGATAAAGTTCTCAAGACTCAGCCCAATGCGCCGATGAAATGCTGTCATGTAAAATATCGGGTGCGGTGATGGAAAAAGTTAAGCGACTGCTATGGATAGTAGGGATTATCGCCGTTGCGTCGATGCTCTCTGATTTTTTTAACTCTGGACTCTTCATGATCATCGCTGTGGTGCTGGCCACTGCTATCGCTGGTGGCGCTGGTAGGGGGGCTAAAAGATCCCGCTTTAGAAGCAAAGTGGCGGGCCGCGGGGACGCTAATGATCTGGTTGCTGACCAGCACAACCATATTGAAATCGGCAGTGCCCATCTTCAACACCGGTGCGGCAGCTGCACTTACTGGTCCGGCGCTAAAACTACTCTCAAGGCGCAACGCGGCTTGTATGTCCACAAACGGGAGGTAGGCGACTGCTCGTTTAGAAGACCAGGCAGCCGGCGAGAGAACTTAAAGGCAACGGCCGGCCAGGCTTGCGCTGATTACAGCCGCTAATAGGTTCACGTTAGATACAAAAAAGCCCCGCGAGGTGCGGGGCCGGGTGTGCTCGATCTAAGCGGCTTCTGATTGGAGAAGCCGATCCGCAGCTTCTTCTGGTGACTGGACCGTCTGAACACGAAGCTCGTGCTTATCTCCAGCCTCCTCAAGCGCTTCAATTGATCGGCGTAGAGAGTCAATTTGGCGCTCGCTATAGGTCGGGTCGTCGAAAGAAGGCCTAAAGACGATCAGCTCAAAATGCGCCCTAGGAAAAAGCTTGTCATCTCTGTCTCGGACAACGAGCAGATCGAGAAGGCGAGCCTTGTTTCTTTCAAACATTCCGGAGAGCGCACTGCCAGGGATAAGCTTCCCAGTGTTGACTGCTGCTCTCTCACTTAGATAAAAAATCTTCGCGGGCCGTGCTGTTTCCGATACCTCGAACGCCCTATTGAAGTAGCCAGACAGGCGGGGATCTCTTTGTACAACCGCCGACTCGAAGAGCTTTGGCCATGGGTCTCTAGTTGAGCCAGCGCCAACGTCTTCGAGCAGCTCTTCTGAATCCTCATCGGCATCGGCAAAATCTAAAGCCGCGAGGCTTGCAGTCATCGAAACCGCCTGCCTTAACAGCCCAACCAGATCAGAAGAAGAGGTCTCCCTGACCCTGCCGAGGCTGATTCCAGACATCGGAGATATCCAGCCTTCGAAGACACCATGTTTCTGGAGGTGACCTTGGAGGCTTGAGCAGATAATTCCAATAATCCTCGCCATTCCCGCTGCCTGGCTTCCAAACATTGCGTCAAGAACGTGCGGCCTGATGGCTGGAGAAACACGGCACTCACCATTTTTTCCGATGGCGGCAACAGCAACGGTCAGCATCTCACCGGAGGCCATCATTGGCTCCAGGTATACGGATGTCCAGCTACCTTGAAAGGTAGGGGCGGGAGGGACCGTCTTAAGGAGGGCTTCAAAATCAATCATAAATTTAGCCTCCCCTGTGCAGTCGGCTTTATCTTGTGGTGGAGCATGTCGCCCAGGCTAGCGATTCTGTCTTTAAGGAAGGATATCAGCTGATTAGACTGTAGGTTTGCAGAAAGAGATTGCTCAGTATTTTCAAGCGCGGATGCTGGTTTGTTCAGCGCCCACTCCGCCGCTCGTCGTGCGGCGCGCTCAGTCGCTAGGTCGTCCCGGCAAGCGCTGATCGCTAATTCTAGAAAACGATTGGAGTAGTAATCATCCGAGTCGTCGTCGGGCTGCATTCCTGAAGGGATGCAAAGGCCGTGATCAATTAGCAGGAAACCCTGGCCGTTGAACAGTATATTTCCGTCGTGCCGATCTGGATTGGCTATCAATTCGTCGAAGCACGCGGCTGCTATGAGTTCAGGCCACTGCTCAAGCTCGTCTAAAACGGACGCGTCTTTCGAGTTGACAAGCTGGGATAAGTTCGGATGGCCAACATCAGCACTCGCAAAATGCCATTCTTCGTCAGCATCCACTAGTAGAAGCGGCTCGGGTACAGGCAAGCCAGCAGCACGACCTAAGGCAGCACAAATAACCTCTACAGCTATCTCCCGACGGGAGATTTTTTTGGTGATTACTGCGACCTCACCATCAACGGTGGCGGCGATCCCACGCCATGGCTGGTTGGATCCTGAGCCAACAAGTTGCCCTCCTGGCAATAATCGTCCCACGCGGATTTGAGCCGGTTTTTTTTCCATAACCCCCCCCCAGAAATTCGGGTCCATCCTTTTAGCTTTAAATGGCGGCTCTTAGGATGATGCCTAAACTCTAACCATGCCCGTCGGCACGATACCGTCTGCTTTTTCCAGCTCGCCCCGCAACACCAGCATGTCCCGAGGCGCCTCGATGGATATTTTTGCCTGACTGCCGTTAAGGTCCTTCAGCGTAACGGTGATGCCGTCGAGTAGCAGCTCGGCTAGGAGATCATCAGCATCGGTGCCGGGCTGGGCGCGGATGGTGATGGTGTCACCTTCGCGGCGAGTCAAAATGAGGTGGCTCATGGTTCAGCATCCTTGCTTGGTTATCCGTTCGGTCAAACCCTGACCTTGCTCGGCGGCAATATGGCGCCGACGTAGTGAATAGTTTCTATCTGCTCGACCGGGATGGTGCGCCGGCCGAAGGCGTCGTTGACTGACATGACGCTGACTTCAGTGTCATTGGCGTAAAGCAGTTCCTTGACCATGCTCTCGCCATCGACGAGGCGGATCATCACATACTCACCTGGTACCCAGGAATGGTTTGGCTCGCAGACGGCGATCCATCCGGAGCGGATAGCAGGGGCCATAGAGTCGCCGCGCAGGCGAAGGGCATAAGCGCCCGGGTCACGCGACGGTACGTCAACAACTCCATCGCCTTCATCCAGGGCATGCCAATAACCGTCGTTACCCATCTGTGCGGTACCGACGATGCGAATCTCCCTGAAAGGGCTGACGATGGGCGGACCTGACTCGACGCTTGGCTCCGGCGCGGCCTGGGTTGCGGCCATCGGGCCTTCTTCGTACTGAAGCCACTCACGACGAACCCCAAGTTCTACCGCTATCGCCAGTAGTTTGCTCGGGCCCGGTATGGCTTCTCCGTTCAGCCATTTACTTGCGGCTTTAGGCGTTACCCCAGCAACTTTCGCCAAGCGCGCGCCTGCGCCCCAGCTTTCAACGCCATGGGCGGCAAGGGCGGCTTTAAGGCGTTTGGAAAACGCCGCGCGTATGTCTTCGTTTTGAACCATAGGTTCAATTTCGCATGCCCTTGCATGAACTTTCAGTTCCGTCATATTATGTACCGCAGGTTCACATTTGGCTTTGGAGGCTCACGATGAGCTTAGTGAAAGAAGCGGTTCGATGCGCTGGCGGAGCCAAGGCTGTCGCACGGGCTTGTGGAGTCAGCGTTAGAGCCGTTTACAAATGGATCGCTGCCAATGCGTTTCCTCGTACGGAATACACCGGTGAAACAAGTTATCTCGTCAAATTAGCGGACCTAGCGGGTGAGCAAGGCGCTTCGTTTGATTTGGCTTGCCTCAAAGCAGCGGCTGCGCCCCGCAAGGCTGGTACCGCTGACCCGGAAACGCTTCAGTTGCCCGACCGGCGTTCAGGTGAGCGGCGCAATAGCGGACGCCAATCCTCCGAACGCAGCGCATAACCCTTACAACCCCGCAGGGACACAGCACATTCCAGTATCAGCGGGGGCCGGCACCGGGAGCCTCGCCAGCAGACCGGAGCCGGCACAGGCAGAAGTCCAAGAGCAACAAACCTGCCGCCGTGGCGGCAAGTGGATGTAGAGGCTGGAATCAAGGCGCCCACTCACCAAAGTAAAGCAGCCTTGACCCAGCGTTCCGGTAGACGGGTACCACCCCTGACTACCTCAACCCGCGACCCGAGGACACAGCACGTATCGGGAAGGGTCGCGAGCTGTGGGCCAACTGTAGGGCAACTGCCCTGCGGCTGGCTACAGCGTTACCGGGGCATTAACGCTATGAGCCGCAAGGATCTATTACCGGGCACCGGCCCGGTGCTGAATACCCGCCAGGCGCTTTATCGCGCCACACGCGACGCAACAGGGGGCCAGAACGCGGTGGCGCTGACCATCGGGATGGACCCGGACGAGCTGAACAAGCGCGTCAGCCCTACGAGCAATCGCCCCATTCACCCTGAGTTCCTAGAGGAAATCGTTGCGGCCACGCGCGACCCGCGCCTGCTGGCGGCCTTAGTGCGCCCGGCCGGTGCGGTGGCCTACGTGCCCGCGCCGGTACCGGCCACGCACGCCGCGCTGAATGCGCTGGGTAAGCTGCTACGAGCGGAAGGGGATTTTGTGGCGAGCTTGCATGAGGGCGCTGCGGACAATGTCTGGCTGCCGCACGAAGTCGAGGCGCTGCGCTACCACGCCAACCGCGTGATCGGCCATGTGCTGGGCATTGTCGCCGGCGCTGAGCTGGCGATGTCCGAAGCCAGGGCAGGCGGGGAGGTGGCCCATGGATGAACGCGCATTCGAACTGGCGCAACAGCGCGAGCTGGAGGACAGGGAGGCGGCGATTGCCCGCCGTGTGCGTTATGAGGGCGTGAGCCTGAGTGAGTGCGAAGGGTGCGGCGACGAGATTCCGCCTGCGCGGCGCGAGGCGGTAAAGGGGTGCCGGCTGTGTATCGCTTGCCAGGCGGACGAGGACAAGCGGAATGCGGGGGTGAGGCGTGGGTGAGTTGCTAGGCTTTCACAATGCGGGCTCGATACTCATTTGCCTGTTCGCTAAAGGCCTTCACCGTTTGCCTGTAGAAGTCAAACTCTCTATTGAATCGCGCCGTTTCCACGAGGAAGACGTCGTGTTGGCCATCCCGTTGGGCTTCAACCGTTCGCGTCAGATGGGCCGCGGCATCGGAGAAGGAGCTCTTGAGTTCGAGGGCCTTTTTTACACTTTCGTAATCTGGCAGTTGGTAGAAAGGGTATCGATCGAGCTCCGCGCCGACGCCAGCGATAACGCGTGGATCGAAGTGTTCCAGTCCTTCGAGATAGGCGGCAGGGTCCTGCAGATCTTGATGAGCTGCCATCAACAACTCACCGGCGAAATCGGCCATGGCTCCCAGCGAATCATAGAGCTGAAGGGCTTGTTCGTGATTACGGAGTTCGGCGTGGCGCCTCAAGCTGTAGTTCTGATGAAGGGGAACAGCTACCGCGACTGCCAGTGCGATCAACGTGCCGACGGCTTGTACCCAACTGGCCGTGCCGGGATGCTGCTCGAACCAAACAACAAGCCATTCCATAGCGCCCCTCTGCAGTTGCTCAATCGGATCGCCATGGTGCATGACTTGAAAGGGGACGCCAATGTCTGAGCGCGTACCTCTCACCCTGGCCGACCTGCCGGAGCTGCTGCAGTACATCAAAGCCGATGACCGTGGCACCTGGTTGCAGGTGGGGATGGGCATCAAGGCGGAGTTTGGCAACAACGGGTTCGATGCCTGGGATACCTGGAGTGCCGGCGCCGAGAACTACAGCACGGCGGATGCGAAGACGGTGTGGCGCTCGTTCCGCAAGGCGGGCACGGGCATGGGCACGGTTATCAAGCTGGCGAAGGACAACGGCTGGCATCCGCGCCGGGAGCCGATCACGGCCGACGAGAAGCGCCGGCTGAATGCTGAGGCGGAAGCTCGGCGTGCGGTGCGGCAGGCGGAGATTGAAGCGGACGAGGAGAGGGCGCAGGTGATGCGCGAAGCCGTGGCCGCTGCCTGCGAGTTGATCTGGACGAAGCACTGCAAGCCGCAAGGCGAAAGCCCCTACCTGGAACGCAAGCAGGTGGGGGCTTTTGGTGTTGGCTATTTCCATTACACGGTTGTGCTGGCCATCGATGACGAGCGGCAGCGCTGCGACGTGTGGGTGGGGAGCGAGACGCGCGAGTTCTTCGCGGCCATGCCCAAGCCCAGGCCGGATTCGCTGTCGTTCCTGATGTTCAAGGCGGGGAGCATTGCCATTCCGCTGCGCGATGCGACGGGCAAGCTGTGGAGCTTGCAGGCGATCAACGAGCAGGGCACGAAGCTGTTCCCGAAATACGGGCGCAAGGCGGGTTGCCGGCATGTGCTGGGCGAGCTGGACGGCGCGGCGGTGATCGGCGAAGCCGAGGGCTATGCGACGGCTGCCAGTGTGCATATGGCGAAGGGCTGGCCGGTGGCGATGGCGCTGGACTCCGGCAACATGCCGGCGGTAGCGCGTGACCTGGCGTCGCAATGCCCGGATGCGCTGCTGTTGGTTGCCGGTGACGATGACCCGACGAAGCCCGGCAACCCGGGCCGCAAGAAGGCGGAAGCGGCGGCGGGAGAGGTGGGCGGCATTGCTGCCTTCCCGACCCAGCCGGCCGAAGGCGAGGCGGGGCAAGATTGGAACGATGTGCATGTGGCGTGGGGGCTGGATGCGGTAGCGCAGCAGCTCGACGCTGCGGTGGCTGCTGGCAAGCCTTCCCCGACCCCATCTGATGACGAAGGCGCTGCGCCGGCCGGCACCTCCGACAACGGGGGGCAGGGGGCGGGCTTTACGGCGGAGCAGATCCTGCGGCGGTTTGCGTTGGTGGAAGGCACCACGCACATCTGGGACCAAGACAAGAAAGCGATGATGAAGAAGACCGCGTTCGAGGCGCTGGTGAGCAAGCCGCTCGCCAAGGCCTGGCTGGATGACGTGGCCAAGAAGCTGATCGGCGCGGATACGGTGCGCGAGCTGGAGCAGGCGCGGCGGATGGCCGGCAAGAAGGCCACGGCGCTTGGGATGACGCCCATCGACCGGTATGTGTACATCGACGGGACGAAGGATGTGTGGGACCGCGAGAAGAAGCGGCGCATCCCAGAAGGCGCGGTGAAGATGGCGCTGGGCGATGCCTACGCGCTGTGGCTGAACTCGGCCGAGCGCCGGACGGTGGATGTGGACCACATCGTGTTCGACCCGACGATGACGAAGGACCCGGCGGTGTACATCAACACGTTCGAGGGGCTGCCGCTGGAGCCGGTGCGCGATGACGCGGCGTGCGAGAACCTGCGCTGGCTGATCTCGTTCCTGTGCAACCACGAGGCGGAGCCACAGGACTGGCTGGTGAAGTGGCTGGCCTTTCCGCTGCAGCACCCAGGCGCGAAGCTGGACACGGCGGTGCTGATGCATTCGGTAATGGAGGGCTCGGGCAAGAGCCTGCTGTTCGCCGATACCTTCGGGGCGCTGTATGGGCCTTATGCGGCGACGGTGGGCCAGACGCAGCTGGAGTCGAACTTCAACGCGTGGCAGAGCCGGAAGCTGTGGGCGGTGTTCGAGGAAGTGGTGAGCCGTGACCAGCGGTACAACCAGGTGGGCAAGATCAAGCATCTGATCACCGGCAAGACGGTGCGGATGGAATCGAAGTTCATCAATGGTTGGGAAGAAGCCAACCATATGAATGCGGTGTTCCTTTCGAACGAGATCCTGCCTTGGCCGATCAGTGAATCGGACCGGCGCTTTCTGGTGATGTGGCCGCTGAAGACGCTGCCGGAGGAAAGGCAGCGGGCGATCGGCGCGGAGCTGGCGAACGGCGGGGTGGCGGCGCTTTATGGCTGGCTGCTGGATGTGGACCTTGGCGACTTCAACGAGCGCACGCGGCCGCCACATACCGAGGCGCGGCGCCGGCTGGTGGCGCTTTCGCGGGCCGGCTGGCAGACGTTCCTCCATCAGTGGCAGCACGGGGAGTTGGGGCAGAAGCTGTGGGGCGCGTGCCTATCGACGGACCTCTATGCGCTGTTCCTCGAGTGGTGCCAGCGCAATCGCGAGCATGCGATGAGCCAGACGAAGTTCAGCCTGTTTATCAGCTCCGAGGTGGAGAAGACGCGGTCGATCCCCTGGACGGAGGGTGCGAACCGGCGCTTCGGGGCGTTCTTCTTTCCCAGTGACCCGGACTCTTCCCTGCCCCCATCTATGAGCGCTGCTGCGCTTGGCCAGCATGTGGCGGCCTGGCGGGCGAGTGCGAAATTGGCGGGCTGGGATGTGGACGGCTGGGACCATTTGAAGGGGGCGGCGGCATGAGAATGGCGAAAAGTGTGTTGGGTGTGTTGGGTTGTGTTGGGTTTGGTTTGCTCACCCGGCACAGCGTGAGGCCAGCAACGGCGCGGCTTTGCGCGGGCTGTGCGGGGTGTGTTGGGTTTGATGTCGCGCGCGCGCGTGCGTGTGTTTTATTGCAGCCTCTGAACGGGGCTGATGCGGTTGGAAAAAATTGCTACGCGAGGACCGAAAAACCCAACACACCCAACACACCTAACACAGTTGCTTTGAAGGCATTGATTTATAAGGGTTTTGAGTGTGTTGGGTTTGTGTTGGGTTGCGAGTTTTGTGTCGGGTTGGGGGGCAGAGCATGATCGAGGCCATGGAGGTGCTGTTGCAGGCGTGGGGCCGTGAGGTTGTGAACCCCGCTCTGGATGTGGCCATCGCCTCGCCGCTGGGGCGGATGGGTGACGATGCGCCGAGCGGTGTGGGCGGGCATCGCTGCCTGTCGCTGGTGGAGTGCGCGGTGGCGATCAGCCGGGCGAGCCAAGCGGTGAGCATGGCGCTGGATGGTATGGCGAAGGATGCGCCGCTGGGCCTCGGATCGCGTGGCCGTGTGCTGCAGCGCCTGGCGCATGTGCGCTACTGCCAGGGGCCGCAGGCTGTCGCCGTGGCGGCGCAGTGTGCGCGGCTGGGTATCTCGATGCGG